TGCTGGCAACCGAGTACGGCAAGAAAGTCCTGCTGGTAGATAATGACCAACAGGGCAACTGCTCGCAGTTCTTCGGCGTGTACGGCTACGACAAGCCCAGCATGACGGATGTGATGAAGCGCAGAACGACAGCAGAAGAAGTCATTCAGCACACCGAATATGAAGGGCTGGACATCATTCCTGCAAATCTCTCTCTCGCAGAAGCGGAAAAGGCCGTGCTCATGGATAGCGTAACCCCTCAGCAAGTACGGCTTAGAGAAATTCTGCGCCAGGTCAAGAGCGAATATGATTATGTGCTGATTGATAATGCCCCTTCACTGGGGATGTGCGTAATCAATTCACTTGCCACCAGTGATTACCTGATTATCCCCGCCAAAATCGACAAATTTACCTTCGATGGGATTGATTGCCTGCTGAAACAGCTGGCAACTGTCAAAGAGTATTTCAACCCGCAAATTGAAATGCTGGGCACGCTCATAACCAGCTATCGCCGTAACGACACCAATCAGCAGGGCGCAGAATGGCTGAAGCAAGCCGAAAAATACAGAGCCTTTGATAGCCATATCCGCTGGACGGATAAGATGGACGAATCAACCTTCACGGCTGAGCCGGTGATGGTACATTCGCCACGATGCGGGGCTGCTAAAGATTACAAAGCATTTGTGGAAGAATTGCTGAAAATGGTGGAGGAATGAATGATGGCAGGATTCAATCTGATGGGTTTGATGAACCAGGCAAGCAAAACAGAAGCAGGCGCTCCAAAGTACGAGCTGAAACGGCTGAACATCAATGAGCTTTACCCAGACCCGCAAAACAAAAAGGTGTACAGCGTAGAGAACATCGAGGAACTGGCAGACGCCATTGAGATTGCGGGCAGTGTGCTTCACAACCTCGTGGTGCGGGCGGCTGACGTAACAGGCAAGTATATGATTATCAGCGGTGAGCGCCGCTGGACGGCCTGCCAACTGCTGGTGAACGAAAAACGCATGCAGCAGTTCGCTGAGGTCAACTGTCTTATCGAGAATGAGCATGATGAAGATATGCTCGATTTGATGCTGATGCTGACCAACAGCACCGCCCGCCAGTTATCGGATGCTGAGAAGATGCGGCAGGCTGAACGCATGACGGATATCCTTAACCGCATGAAAGAGCAGAACGGGCTGGAAGGGCGCGTTAGGGATATAGTCGGCAAGATGCTGCAGATGTCGTCAGGCCAGCTGGCAAGATACCACGCCATAGCAAAGAACCTGCAGAACGAGGATTTGAAGCAGGCGTTTCAGGACGGGCGGCTAAAAGTAAGCGCCGCATATGAAGCGAGCCAGTTATCTGAGGAAGGTCAGCAGAAAGTGGCTGATAAGCTACAGGAAGAAGGGACAGTATCTCTTAGTCATGTGACCATCGTCAAGCATGAAGAACGGGAAGATGAACCTGGCTGGTCGGAGCGCATGGCCAAGATTGAAGAACACCGCAAGCAAGACCAACTGAACGCCATCAAGGCAAAGGCCGAAAAGTATGGCCATGACAGTTTAGAACCCTGCGAAGCCTGCCACCTGTCAACGCAGTGCATGAAATGCTGTGAATCGTGCAGAGAAGTCAATGAAGCATGCGGAATGGCCCAGATATGCGGCCGCAAAATAAAGCTCAATGCTGGGAAGTGGGAACTGCTTGAAACCGATGATAACGGCGATGAAACCTATCAAACCGGCAACGGCGGATATAAGAGTTACATCCATTTCACGATAAAAGCCATCGTAAGCAAGGACGCGGCGGGAAAATATTGCGCGGCCTATACGTTTATACCACTGAATGGCGAGGAAGAAAGATGGCAATACACAGATACCTATCCCAGTAAAGAAGAAGCCTTGCGGGCGGCGGCAATGGAAGTTGCTAAAAAAGGGACAGCAGAAGCAGGCGTCCTGAAAGATAACGACTACATTGATGAAATCCCACTGGAAGCCATAGAAGCCGACAAAGCCGCAAGAGCAAAGGCAGAGGAAGACGAAGCCATACATAGGGCTGCATGCCAGGAAGAAAACGAACGGCAGATAATTGCAGCCCGTTATATCCGGAACGTACTCGCAGAACATCTGGACGTCATCAAATCGGACGATATGACCCTGCGTGAGCGCCTGCAGAAAGAAATCAAACGCTATGACGATGAAATCGACTGTCGGATGGAACGCAAATTCAACTAAACCGAATCAGAATATATAAAAGCCGCCCCAGGCGGGCGGCTGAGGGGAGAACAGCCATGAATAGATATTTTTCCAGAGCCGAAAAGGCAAATATGACACGGATGATGCTACTAATTCAGATACTGGACAGAGTCATCCAGGACTACGAAGAAAAAATGAAGGATGTGGATGCAGACTTCATGAAAGACCTGCGCAGTTGTCGGACGTGGGGATATAAAGCCATCAAACGCCGCTATGATTTCTTAGATGCGGATGCAGCAAAGGATTTTACGCGGCATCTAACCCATATGGATATTGTTTTTGTACCGAATGACAAGGCCCAGCAGTATCACAAAATTGTCAAGGATATGTCGGGGAGCCTGGTTCTCTCCATAGAGGACTTCGAAAAGCTGTACAGTGGCTTTATTCCAAAGACTTGCGGTAAATGCCATAAGAAGGCGTGGAAAGAGTGCCTTATCCGCGAAATATTCCGCAAGCATGGTGTCGAGCCGGTCAACGTCAACGCCAAGAACTGCCCATATAGCTACCTGGAAGCAGGCATTGACTTAGAAGCATGGGCAAAAGCGTGGGCGGAAGAAAACGGCCTGAAGTTCGACAAGGAGAATCTTTGGAAATCGGACGGGGAGGTGCATGAGAATGTCCAAGAGCAGGAAAAGAAAAACGTCAGCTGACTTGCTGGCGAGGGAAAGAGAACTGCTGGCGATGATGGACGGCATCGATAGTCAGCACCGCCCACGATACCTCAAACGCCAGCTAAAGGCAATCAGAGCGAAAATAAGGAGATTGGATCATGAAAATATCGGAGTTAACATCTGAACGTGTAATGACCTGTGAGCTGTGCGGCCGTGATTTTGTTGCTAAAGATAAAAGCCGTGCAAGACGTTGCCCGGAATGTGCCGTTGTCATACGGAAAGGGAATAAGCAGGAAGGCTTTCGCCATCAGCAATTATTTGAACCGCGAAAAAGGCGCGTGTCCAATTTGGACACATTGGTCAGAGAAGCAAAAGAGTACGGATTATCTTATGGACAGTATGTTTCAATGAAAGCTGCAGGGCACAAGATAACGCCGCGAAATCGAACTGAGGGCATTAATCCTGCATGGCAGGAGTGGAAAGAAAAAATGTATGCCACAGTGGCAGCGTGTAGGGCGAGGGCAGAAAACCATGGGGAGTAATAGAAGCTGGACAAAAGAGGAAGAAGAATTACTGGCAAGGCTCTACGGCTCAAGACCGCTGGACTTCATCGCTAAAAAGCTGGGTAGGACAGTGTGGGCGATACTAAATAAGCGGGAAAGATTGAAGTTAGGCGCGTTCCTGGAAAACGGGGACTATATAACTCTTAATCAGCTCCATAAAGCGGTGACTGGCAGTAACGGAGGGGGCGGTTACATCATGACAAGCTGGGTGAGAAATCGTGGACTGCCTGTCATGGAGAAAAAAGTGGGGAAGTGTTCATTCAGAGTAGTACGGCTGACCGATTTTTGGAAGTGGGCGGAAGCAAACAGGGCGTTCTTGGATTTCTCGAAGATGGAAGAAAACATCTTAGGGATTGAACCGGACTGGGTGAAGACGGCGAGGCGGGCGGATGCAAAAACAAATACGATTAAACGAATGACTCCATGGACAAAAATGGAGGATGCAAGGCTCACGGCCTACATCAAAGAAGGGCAAAAGACCGGAAAAGAGATTGCGTCGCTCCTGGGGCGTACAGAGGGTGCTGTAGCTAGACGATGCAAAGATTTAGGGCTGGCCAATCCGAAACGGAATGGGCCGCATAGTCATAACTGGAATGTGAAGGAGATGGAAATAGCCATGCAGGGTGTCCTGCAGGCTGTTCCCTATCCACTGATATCCAAAGAGTTGAATATATCGGAGAAAGCCATCAGAGGGCTGATGTATCGGTTATACAAGACCGAGAACCAAGACAAAATCAGGGCTATCGTCAGAAAGGAAAGAGAAATGGTATGAGAGAGTTGACAGGATTTCGCATTAATCGCAGCGGAGCCGTAGACAGATA